CTCGAAAACCCTAAACTCAATTCACCTGAAGCGATGCGCCATTGACTTGAATTTCTTCAAGGATGGGAAGATAATATGGGACAAGAGCATTCTTGCGCCGCTAGGTGCTTACTGGGAGACTTTAAACCCCAAAAATCGCTGGGGCGGTAACTTCAAATCTTTGGTTGATTGCCCTCATTTTGAGCGTAATGTTGCATAAAAAGGAGCCTCAGAATGACGACCGCATCGGTAATGACTTACGACTCATTGGTCGAGAACATTCAGTCCTACCTAGACCGCACAGACGCCGATACGCTTGCCAAGATTCCTTTGTTCATTATGCTGGCAGAGCAAATCATTGCCAGCCAAATTAAATTCCTTGGCAACCTAACAGTACAAACCTCTGCGATGGTGATAGGTCAGCCTATCATAGACAAGCCTGCCCGTTGGCACAAGACCGTCTCTTTCAATGTTACCGTAGCTGGCGAGAAACAGCCCGTATTGCTTCGCAAGTACGAATACCTGCGTGAATACAACCCAAACGCCACAACGACTGGTGTGCCTGCTTATTATGCTGATTACGACTACACACACTGGTTAGTAGCGCCTTCTCCTGCGTTGGCATACGAATTTGAAGTGCTGTATTACGAGCGGCTTCAACCGCTTGATTCTAGCAACCAAACTAATTGGTTCACCACTTATGCCCCGCAGGCGCTTCTGTATGGGTCTCTGTTGCAAGCTATGCCCTACATTAAGAATGATGAGCGTATGCCTATGTGGCAACAAAACTATGACCAAATCATTCAGACGCTAAAAGCTGAGGACTTGCAAAGAATTGGTGACCGCCAAGCAACTGTATTGGATACCTGACTATGAGTTATAACTCCCCCTTCACAGGCAACGTCGTCCAACCAACGGATGTTTCGTATCGGCGCATCACGCTAACGGCTGACTTGCAATTGGTATGGCCTATTAATGGCTCAACTCTTGACGACGCCGCTGCCCGCATCATGGAGGTGTCAACCGCTTCTACTGCAAACGAATTGTGGATGCCTCCTGCTAATCAGGGTTCGGTAGGTCAAGATGCTTTGATTCGCAACGTCGGCGCTGTTGCTGTAACGGTCAAAGACTACACTGGTGCAAACACGATTGTGACTGTAGCTGCTGGCGAGGCTCAGTACATTTACATCACAACCAACGCAACCACAGCAGGCACATGGGGAATTATTGCCTATGGCATTGGTTCTTCAGGCGCTGATGCAGCCACCCTCGCTGGGTATGGTTTGCTTGCTATTGGTCAGACGTTAAACCAAAGCCAGCCAATTACAACCTTTGCTTCTAGCTACACGGCTGTGGCTACTGACCGTTCTAGCACTTATGTATGGACTGGTGGCGCTGGTACTTTGACGTTAACGCTTGCGTCTACGCTTGGCAATAACTGGTTTATGTTTGTGCGTAACAGTGGCACTGGTGCGTTGACTGTTGATGGAAGTGGTGGAAACACTATAAATGGCTCCACGTCAATTGTGCTTCAACCAGCAGACTCTTGCATTATTGTTTGTAGTGGCTCCACTTTTTACACCGTTGGACTAGGTAGAAATACGCAGTTTGCGTTTACCCAACTGTCTAAGGCTGTTACTACAGGAACGTACACGTTGACAGCTTCTGAGGCTTCTAACGTCATTCAAAAGTACACAGGCACTCTGACTGGTAACGTAACAATTATTGTGCCTTCAACGGTGCAGGTTTACTACATTGTAAACGCAACAAGTGGCGCATACACGCTTACAATTTCTACAGGCTCAGGTGCTAGTGCGGTTTTAACGACAGGCACTCAAGCCACATTGGTTTGCGACTCGGTTAACTTATTTAATGCTAATACAATTTTGGCGGGTTCCTCAACCGTCAGTTTGAATAGTGGCTCGGTTGGTTCGCCTTCGTTAAACTTTTCCGCTGAAACCACAACAGGCGTTTATCGCGCCGCTTCTGGTGAATTTAATATTGCGATTCTTGGCGTGTTGAGGTCAACATTGTCTGCGTCTGGACTAGCAATTGTTGGGACTGGTAACTTTACTGGCGGTATCGCTGGCGGTACATTCTAATGGTCAAAAAAGTCTTCACGATTGACACGTTACCCGGTGTCCAGCGGGACGGCACTATTTTTGATATGAACTTTTACACCGATGCGCGTTGGGTTCGTTTCCAACGTGGTCGTCCTAGAAAAATTGGCGGTTACCGTTCAATTGTCAGCAATGCAAATGGATATTCTCGCGGCATCTACGTCAACTCAGTAGATGGCATTAACCAAGTTTTTAGCGGATACAACAACGGTCTTGAGGTAGTCAATATCAACAATCTTGGTATTGGCGCAGGCATTAATCAATTTACCTTCACGGGTCTTGTTCTGACCCTAAATACTTTGGTTGGTGGCTCTACATATACAAACGGCACATACACAAATGTAACTTTGACTGGCGGCTCTGGAACAGGCGCAAAGGCAACCATTGTGGTGTCTGGCGCTACAGTAACTTCGGTTACTTTAACCAAGGCTGGTAACGGTTATGTGGTTGGGGATACGTTGAGTGCAACCGCTGCTAGTATTGGCGGAACTGGTTCTGGGTTCTCAATTAAAGTTGCGACCATAAATGACGGGTTTACAGAAAGCGATTTAAACCTTTGGCAGTTTGATTCGTCTTTTGATTCGCAAGGCTCTGGTAATCAATTGCTGTTAGCGCACCCCGGCATTAATTTGGCACAGATTGACCAAACTTTTAACACTCCTGTTTTAGCTGGAAACATTAGCGGCACAACCTTATCCCCATTAACTGATACCGCTGGCACAACCCCAACGGGTGACGTTATTGAAGTTTCTGGTGGGGTGGTTGTTTTGCACCCTTATGTATTTGTGTATGGCGATAACGGTCTAATTAAAAACTGTGTTGCTGGAAACCCATTCGATTGGAATGGGCCAGACGCCAACGAGACAAACGTAGCCTCCACAAAGATTGTTAAAGGCTTGCCAGTTCGCGGTGGTTCAAACGCACCATCGGGTTTGTTTTGGTCGCTTGATTCATTGATTCGTGTTTCATATACACCTACTACGGTAACCATATCAGGCTCTCCAGAGACTTTTTACTGGCGTTACGACATCATCTCAAGTCAGTCGTCAATCATGTCTAGTCAATGCGTGATTGAATATGACGGTATCTATTACTGGATTGGCGTTGACCGTTTCCTGCTGTACAACGGTGTAGTCAAAGAAATTAAAAACACATTTAATCAGAACTATTTCTTTGACAATTTGAATTACGCACAACAGCAAAAAGTCTATGCTAACAAAGTTCCTCGATTTGGCGAAATTTGGTGGTACTTCCCTTCTGGTAATTCAGAGGAGTGTAATGACGCAATTATTTACAATGTTCGCGAGGACTGTTGGTATGACGCTGGTGGTTCTTTAGGCGCTCGTAGAACGGCTGGCTTCTTCTCTCAAGTGTTTCACTATCCTATTAATGCTGGCGCAACATTGAGCGAACAAGAATTAATTTTTACCGCATCAATTTCTACAACAAACGCTAGTGCCGTTGTTAATATTTCACCAAACAATTTGGTGGCGGTTGGTCAGCAGGTTGTTGCAACAAGCATTCCTTCTGGCGCTTTAGTTACTTTGATTACTGCTAATGCAGCGTCGCCAACAGCAACAGGCTCTTCTGGAGCAAGCACTATTGTCGTTAGTAGTGCAACTGGCATCGTAAAGAATCAGTCTGTTGTAGGTACTGGTATTGGTGCGGGCGCAATTGTTACAGCCATAGTTGGAACGACTATCACACTGTCTGTGGTTAATAGCGGCGCTGTGTCTGGAGCAATGTCATTTTCTGGTTTGAGCTTGACTCTGTCTGCGAGTGCAACAGCAACATCAGATGAATCTGCAAATTTTGAAACTGTTGCTGGGCAAGTAATTTTGTGGCAACACGAAATTGGTACTGACCAAGTTATTGGCGAATCCGCTGATGCAATTGAAAGTTATTTTCAAACAAGTGATTTGGGTTTTGTGGCTGGTGGCCCAGCGCAAACAGCGCCAGTTGGTGAAAATTTTTGGGTGAACTTAGAAAGAGTTGAGCCTGACTTTATTCAACAAGAAGAAATGACGTTGCAAATTACTGGTCGTCCTTACGCTCAATCTGCTGATGTAACGTCAGAGCCTTATGTTTTTGGCCCAGATACAGGCAAGATTGATATGCGTCAACAAAGGCGCGAGATACGCCTGCGTTTCACAAGCAATATTCAAGGCGGTGACTACCAAATGGGTAAGGTGCTGTTAAGCGTAACGCTAGGAGACGTCAGACCATTCGGAAATTAACATGGCACTTGCGCTTGTATATGACCCTCGTTATCACACATGGGACTCTTGGACGGGTCTTATGTGCGAGGCTTATGCGGCGCAACAGCTATCAATAAATACTCCCGAAGAGGAGTGGAAACAGTGGGCAGCAGGTTTAAAGGCTATCGACGTTTTTGTAAACGAAGGTATCCCCGGCCCTTATATATATGAGAACTGGCAAGACTGGGCAACAGCACTAGTCGGAGCAGTCAATCAACCATCAGAGGACACGGCAACATGAACTTCTTAGACATATTTAATTATGTGGCGAAGGTCGCTCGACCTGCGCACACTGTAGTTGCCTTCGCTAACGCGATGGAAGATAAACTTGAGGACATTGGTTTGGACAGCCTAGATGGCTTGGTCATGCTTATGTATTTTGATGAACTCTATGGTATTGCCGATGACGATAGCAAAGAATGGTCGCCAGCGTCTGTTCAGGAATTGCACGACTTAATCATGGCAAACAAAACTAAAGAGCCAGCATCAATGGAAGAAGTCAAAGAGGTGTGCAGATGATTTATCTCACACACTATCGCACGGCTTGCACACAAACCGTAGAGTTGTTTGACGACATTATCTACCCACAAAAGGTAAATTGGTTCCCAGATACCTATAACCGAACTAAGTCTGGTTTAGTGTATGCGCCACATAAGTTGGCGGAGAAGGTGCTTGACCCTGAGTTGCTTGCTTACCTGCGGGAGAATCCTGTTGGCAAAACGGCGTTTATTCTTGCTGGCGGCAACGCGCATTTTGCAGGCATTGGTCAGAGGGAGTACAACTCTCGCCTAACTTATACCTATAAGTTCCTGCCGTTCACGTTGACACAGGTCTATGCGGGTCGAATTGCGCAGTCCTGCGGCAATATGGATATGGTTACAACTGATGCCAGCGCCTGCGCCTCAAGCCTTAAAGTAATGATGGACGTAGTCAACCTTATTGACTTTTATGACTATGAGCGCGTCATTGTGCTAACGGTTGAGGATGGTGTCTCAAACGCAGTTTTAGAGTTTTTTGGTGACGCCAAGGCTGTACTTACCCAAAAACAAGAAGATTTGGGCATAAAGCCATCCGCTTTTGATTCGGTTAACTTTGGGTTCCGCGTTGGTCAAGGGGCTGCTTTGGCTGTATTTGAGTCTCAGTCCGTAACGGAAGAGCAAAGTACGGCTCCCCATGCTTGTTTGGTTGGTGCGTACAGCGCGTCTGAGCGCTCAACCAACGCGATTGGGCAGTGTGAGGACGGCGAGGGGTTTATTAAAGCTATTGAAGGTGCTATGCACTATGGCAATGTATCCCCAGATGAGATTAAAATAGTGAAAACCCACGGCACTGGAACGGCGTCCAACAACAAAGCTGAAAAGAACGCTTTGACCCAAACGCTAAAAGCATTCGTTGCAACCTCGTATAAGCA